CAATCTCAGCACCTGCGCCCGTGTTGGCAAAGCGGTCGTTGATGGAACCTTGGCCGGTTGCGTTCAGACCGCCCTGCGCCGCACCTTCCGCGCCGCCGATCAAGCTGCGGCCCAACAAGCCCCGGCCAGCCGTGCTGATGCCGGGCAGCGCCACGCTGCCTGCGATGCCCATGGCGTTGCCGATGGTGTCGGCGACCGGCCGACCTTGCTCGTCAACCGCGTTCTGCGCATTGTAGGCCAGCCAGTTGTCGCGGTAGTTGCGGCCAAGGCTGTTCGGACCGAACGGCGCGGCCAAGGCCGACATAAGCTCGTCACCGAAGTTGAAAAGTACGTTGTTCGCGCCCTTGCGCAATACTGCGCCCATGTCGCTAGCCGTGGGGCCGCTGCCCCGCGCCTGATTTGCAAGGCTGGGGTCGACCTCCATATTCGGGCTGTCTTTGAACAGATCGCCCTTGACGCCACGATCGCGCTGCTGATCACGATAAGCGATATTGTTGGCCAGCGCGTCAAGCTGCTTGTCGTCGATATCAAGGGGGCGGCCAATGCCGTGCGACCAATCGATGATCTCCTGCGCCGAAGCGCCGTTGTTCAGCAGGCCATAGTACTGCTTTGTGATATCGGCGGGCGTGAGCTCCTTTGGTGCCGCATCCACTTGGTCAAATGGATTCGGCGCGGCGGGCGTTGACGTAGCAGCCGGGGCCGCCTTCGGCGTCTTGCTTTCGTCGAACTGGTCGAACGGGTTGGCCATAATTTACTCCCCCAGAATCTTGCGCGCGCTGCCTGCGCCGTACTTGGCGTCAAAGTCCTTGGCCAGCGCCGGGCGCTGCACAAGCATCTTCACAGCCCCTTCTGGCACGCCGATGGTGCGGCCAATGCCGATCATGGAATCAATCTCGTACTTGCGCAACGTACTCTTCAGCGTTTCCGGTGCACGCTGGCTTAGTGAACCCCGGTAGTTTTCAAAGCGCGTGGCGTCTGCGTTGGAAGCCTGTCCAAGCGGGTTAGCGCCAGTCTTGGACATAGACTTCAATTCGGTGATAGCCGACAGCGCGCCCTGATCACGGAACGCCTTGAGCTTGGCATCGAAGTCGACCGAGCCTGGAAAAATGCTCGGCATCGCGCCCGAGATCGAACCCGTGGCTTGGTCAAACGACGGATGCTTCAAAAGCTCACGAGCGTGGTCGCGCAAGTTTTCATAAATGCCGAGCATGCCCTGCGCCATTTCAGGGGACAGTCCGGCGCTCTTGCCCGCAGCGCTTTGACCGCCGACAATCTGAATCTTGCCGGTGTTCGCGCCACCGACGCCCTTCTGGTAGACCTTGGTCGGGTCCAGGCCAGCCGCCTTGACTTCATCGGGCGTCATGGTCACCCACCCCTTTTCCTCCGGCGGCTTGCCCTGCGTGGAGTAGATCGGTCGCGTACCGCCGCCGCGCTCCGGTGCTCCGCTCGGCGAACCAGCCGTGATCGTGGGCGGGCCGCGCCCCTCGCTGCCAGTGGTTCCGATGTACGGAATGTTCGCTGCGGGGAACTTGGCGTGAACGTGGTCATCTTCGATCAGAGGCACGCCCCCGGCTTGCCGCACCGCTGCGGCGATCTGGTCCAGCGTACGACCCGACCGGCCGGGAACGATGTCTACGCCATGGCCGTCGAGATGGCTACTGTCGCCGACGCCGCCGACCGCCGCGTTACCGCCCGGCGTGCGCCGCCCGCTTGTGAACACCGCGCCAGGAATAAGCTCGCCAAGATCATCAATCGGGTTTGTGCCTGCGCCGCGCGTTGCGCCGCCCGTGCCGCCGACTTCCAACACGTCGCGGCCGCCCGTGGCGTTGGGCACTTGCAGATATTGCGGGCGATTGGGCACCGTATCCTTGATTGTGCCGGTCGTCGGGTCAATGATGCCGCTACCGGGGGAGCCAACGATATACTTCTTGGCCTCAGCCCCAAGGCCATCGATGATGGTGGGGTCGGCCATGATGGCCTGCTTCCATTGAGCAATTTCACCATCGTCCATCTGGAAACCGTTTTTGAACATGGGCGTCATCTGATCGAATGCCGCGCCAAGGTCGCCACCCTTGTCCCGCACGCGCCCGAGCGCCTGCGCCATGCCGCTGATCGCCGTCATGTGTCGCTTGGCGGCGGCGTCCTGAGTTTCCTGCGCCTGCTTGGCCAGCGCAGCCTGACGATCTTGCGTCTGCTGCTGCAAGGCCACTCCGCGCAAGGGGTTGATTGCCGTAACCGCCTGAATGGCCGCTGCGGGGTCATTCAGATAGTTGGTCATGGCGTTCTTGATCTTGGCGTCCTCAGCGCGCTGCTGAAAGCCACGAACGGCGTTTACGATATTGTCGAACGCGGACATACGCCCTCCTTAGCCGAACAGGCTGTTGATGATGCCGGTGCTGCTGGAGCCCTTGCCAGAACTCGTGGAAGTACCGCCCGCTCCGGCAAGCGTGGCCGCCGACTGCAGTCCGTAGTTGCCGAGGCCGGTAAGCTGGCCCAAGTAGTCACTGAAACTCTGCTTGCCAAGATTCTGACCAAAGTTCGTAAGCGCCTTGGCCGTCGCGCCAGAGCCAAGCAAGCCCCGCGCCGCCGCGCTGCCAGTAATCGCCTTGGACCCTGTATCCAGCATTGAATTGAAGCCGGTAGAGTCCAGATAGTTCTTGAATCCGGTGCTCGCCGCTGCGGGGTTGCCGCCGACGCCTAGAAGACCGGCGATGGCGTCCATGGCGCTGTTACCCTGACCGATATTGCCGGTCAGAAGATTCTTCAGCGTACCAAACGCTTGATTGCTGCTGGAAGCCTGCGACTGCTGATCACTACCCCCGAACAGGCTCTTTACGATGCCGCCCATTGCTCTTTCTCCATTGCAAAGTGTTCAACTAGCTCATCACAGCGGACGGACCGCAGCCCAAGCCTTCTACAGTACATGCGCGCCGCTGGCAATTGCATCGGCACCGCAGAGACCAATTTCTGGGCTCTGTGGTCGGTAAACAGGCGGCCAAGCGCCTGCCTCCCGAGCCGCAGGGCATTTGCGCCCCTAGAACCGGCCACGGCAAAGACGTGACCTTCCCACACGTCGTCACCTTGGGGGACAAACAGAACCATCGCGCCGCGCTCGTCTGCGTAGGCGCAGGCCCCGTTGGCGAAAAGACCCCGACTGCTCAGCCGCTCCGTTCCGCCCTGCGCCGTGGGGCGCACCGTGGGGTGATTGATTATGGCATCGGCCAAGATGTGCGAAGCCTTTATCATGCGACTGCCCAAAATCCATAGACAGAGCCATAAGTTGTCAGACCAGTCAGCGCCGGGCAAGTCGCGGCGGGTACCGTCGAACTACCATTGGCCGCGAAAGCCGCAAGTCCGATCGTTCCCCACAAGTTTGCCAGCGCTGCGGTTGTGACGCTAACGCCTATCCAAATCGCTTGTCCTTTCACCACTGTGACAGGGGCAGTCAATTGGATTTCGTTATAGCCCGCAACGACGCCCGTCACCTGCGCACTTGATCCTCTGAGTGTCCCACCTGCGGCTGCGGCGCTATCTGTCGTATAGACAAACGCTTGCAGCTTTGTAGTTGGAACCGCCGCTGACATGAAGAACGCGATTTTGTTAATCGTAAAGTCTTTATCGGCAACAAGATACCGCATCAGATAGTTGTTCACGCTTGGAGCCGCGTTAGCAATTAGATTTCCGACCGGCGCGCCGAGCGTCGGAATATTCGCCGTCGGGGAACCTCCGGGGCCTCCGACGCCGTACAGCGTAAGGACAGTTCCTGCGGCAAAACCTGCTCCGCCGTTGGGGAATACCGTTAATGACGTGATGGCCGTCGTATTTCTCCACTGCCCGCTAGCAATCATAGATCGAGTATTAACTGCCGATGCTTCACGTTGAGCGGCAACAGTTGAGAACCCTTTATAGAAGACTGCTTTTGCATATGAGAACAGTCGAGTTGTGAACCCGCCATTGAAACCAGCAGTCGTGCTAGCAGCTGGTAGCTGACCTAATGACGCCGAGGTTTGAGTCTGCTGGCTTACGTACGAAGTCGTAGAAGCTAGGAAAAATGCTTTTTCGAAATCGTAATTTGCACCAGTATCCCCATTCATCTGGATACGGATTTCAGTATCGTTTGCTGCATTAGTACAACGTCCCTCTACGACCAATTCAAGATCGCGAAACGTTTGTGGAATGTTTGAAAAGGGGACAGAAGTTTCACCACCAATGCAAACATACTCTGCAATAACGTTGCCGCCCCACGATTTCGGAGACGCTCCCCTACCGTAAACATTGATAACCGTACCAGCCACCAAGTTACCGGCCGAAGTTAGGAAGGTAATTGAATTGATAGCCGCTGTGTTGCGCCACGTCACGCAATGAAGGCCTCTACCTTGTGTAGTGGCTCCCGTGCCAAGACTCGAACCAAAATCTCCAAGAGCTTGCTTGAAGAAAACGGTCCTGGCGTACCCATTAATAATGATTGAATGCGAACCCGGCCGACTTGTGGCACTAGAAGGCGGAAGGTTGCCAATGTATCCAGAAGTTTGACCAACCAGCTGTACTCCAGTAACAGTAGAGCTAAAAGCATTAAGCTGTTCGGAGTCGTAGTTAGCGCCGGTATCGCCGTTGAAACGAACAAACAAGTTCTGGTTAGCCGCGTCGGAAGTTTGCGCAACAACCTCGATCAAAAGGTCTTCGTAGCTCTGATCAATGTTAGAAATTGTCACCGATGCAGTGGCCGCAGTCAACACTACTTGCTGTAGTCGTTGAACAGCGCCGCCCCCGCCGCCGCTTGAAGCCACGGTGCCCGGCTTCCACTTGCTCGCAGCGTTGTCGTAAACAAGCGCCTGTCCATTCGTGGGAGGCGTCGTTGTCACATCAACGTCGCTCTGATTGCTCAGGGCTCCATTATAAGCAATCGTGGGGTCGTTGGCCAAATCACCGTCGGGAGTGATATGGATGGCCGTACCCGCCTGTAGCTGGTGATCCTGTAGAAACTGCAACAGCGTCGCCATCGTGATGCTATCGCCGATGGCAATCTGTCTATCCTGCGCCCACTTGATAAAGTAGTCGGTAGGGGTGCCGTCTGGCTTTACGATCGCAACGCGGTTCTGAAGCGGCTGCGGTGTGCGGTTATCACTGCTCGCCATCATTCAACTCCATACCGTCGATGCGGGCGACCGCGCCATAGTCGGTGAACTTAAACAGCCGCCCCGGCGAACCCATCTGGCCGAGCGACCCCCAGAACAAAAGCTGTGAATAGTCGGCTTCAACGACTTCCAGCGCTTCTTGCGCCTGGAACGTCTTGCCAGCGTCGTCACTGGTTTCAAGCAGCACCGTCGCGCCGGTAAAGCTAGGCGCGCCCATGCTTGCCGTCAAGATAACCGAATCGCACGGCACAAAGTCGCGACCGCGCATCGGCACCTGCCCCATCACGACGCGCTCGAAATACTGGTTTTCGTCACGCGAATAGTCGGGGTGTTCGTCGTAGCCTTGCGTGGGGTCCAGAACCCAAAGCAGACCGAAGGTGTCGTCGCCAAGGATGACGTTGCTTCCGTATGTCTCGCCAAGGTTCTGAGCACCGACCCAATTCATGCCGATGTTCGGCCGCCAGAAGGGTAGCTCAGAACTGCGCCAGTCGTACCACTGCTCCGAATACGTGTCATAAATGAGAGTACCCTTGTCCCCAAGCCGCAGCACGTAGTAGTCATGGCCATCAAGCGAGAACGTCCACGCGCGAAGATTGGGGCTGGCTGTCCGTCCCTTGATGGCGACAAGCGCCATGGCCTGCGTTACGCTGACATTCGCGGTTTCGTTGAACGCCACGTGGATATCTCCATATGTCGACGCAATCGTGTACGCAGGCACGTTGTAGCTGACGAACGACCCCGCCTGCGGCGCGCGCATCTGTGGCGTACTTTGACGCACTGTGATGAACGTGCCGCCCTGCGGCGCGCGAATTTCAGGCGTAAGAGCCATGACTTACACCGTGCGGTTGAGTTGCATATTGACGGCGTCCACCGCGCTCGGCAGCCACGGGGCGGTTGTCTTGGGGTCTTCCTCAAAGACATCGCACCAATATGTCTGCGCCACGGTAATAGGCCGGTCGGCGCCGTTGACGGTTGCTGGCGTGCCGAGCGGGTCGCTGATAAGGCTCACCTGCAAGTTGCCGTCGCCGCCGTCGGTTTTGGCTGCGCGCACAAACGTCATAAGCGCCTTGACGCTCGTAACGTCGGCGGGCAAGTCTGTCAGCGTGCACTTGTACGGTGACGGCGGCGGGTTCGGTGCCGTCAGATATTGCGCATCGTTCGGCGGAATGTTGTCCAGGATCGTGTAGCCGGTGCCCGCAGGGGTCGGCGTCCAGTTCAGCGCCACGTCACTGTTCGGCACGAGGCTGTGAACCAACACCGAACCCACGAAATTGTTGTTGTACGAGCCGCCGCCATCGTAGCAGAACAAGTCCTTGTAGTAGGTGTTCATCGTAGTTCCGCCGCCGCCGCCGCCCGCGTCCTGGCGCACGCGCCACTGCGCGTAGTCGGGCGTTGTCATGCCGTGCGCAATGGGGCCGATCACCGGCACGCCTTCAACGCGCACTTCAAAGTTCGTCTGGTCAGCGAAGACCTCAATGTGCCACCAACCCTGCGCCGAAATCACCGGGATGCTGGTGATGGCCACTTGGCCGCCCGAACTGCTGATGCGCAGCCGACCCGTGTTCGAAACCGTCAGCGCCATCAGCGAACCCGCCGCTACCGACAGGAACTCACATACGACCACCGAGTAGGTGTCGGCCGGAGGCAGTGTGGCGCACCATAGGCGGAAGGTGCAGCCCATCTTCGTCTTCGCACCGCCCGGATGCGCCTTGCGAAGAAACGGATGCTGGTTCTGCAGTCCGTCGATATACAGCACACGACCGGGACTGACGCCGTCGGGGTCAGCCGCCAAGCCCAGATACTGATTGCCGGTGCCCCGCCCCATCGATGAGTAGATGCCGTTGAGTCCGAAGTCGATGTTCCCAAAGGCCGTGCCGTAGATCGAAAAGTTGTCCATGTGCCAAGCGGTCATGGGAATCCTCCTAGATTGAAGATTTGAAGGCTTGAAATTCCATTGCCTCGCGAATGCGCTGCGTGACGGCTGGGTTTGAAATTTCTTTCAACCCGCCCGAGATTTGAAAAACGCGCCCGTCGTTATCAGGTATGATCATGCTGTCCTTTACCTGAACGGCGGTACCTTCCCACGTGCCGCGCTCAAACGCCACGCCACGTAGCCGCAGCACAGGGGCGTTGATATCGCCGGTGAGATACCACACTTCTGTGGTCGTGCTGCCCGGAAGCCAGAAATTGTCGCCGAACACGATAACGCCGAACGTGGGGTCCGGGGCGCGTTCGGCCGTGGCGAAGTTTAGCGGGTCGATCGTTGTTTCGCCCGGCTCGATCCAGAAAAACCGACCGTTAATGTTCTGACCTTGCGTCGGCACGCAAATCACGTAGCCGCCGATGTAGCCGACGCTCAGGATGCCGACATCGTCAGGCGTGTTGACCTGCGTCACATAGGCCGCGCCGCCGCCAACCAGGAAGCCGCTGGTGTCAGCCCACGCGATGCCAGCGCCGGTCTCTGTGGCAATGATGGCGTTGCCCAACGCGCCTACCAGCAACGCGCGGACCGACACCGCAGTTGTTGAGAGCGTTTGGGACTGAACGGTCGTGTGCTTGGTGAGTGCGGTGGAGTACTGCGTACCAGCCACGCCCGTCGCACCGATGGCGTCGTAAAAATTCTGCCATGCTTCAGATGCGCCAGCGCCAAGGGCGACCAGCCACGGGTTCGCGTTCGTACCAGCAGGCGATCCTGCGTTCACAGAGCCGTTGGTGAACTTGTAATAGACCGTGTCTAGTCGAACAACGTCGTTGTTTGCGGGCGTGCCAGAAATCGTGTTGTGGGCGTACCCATTCTCGATATAACAGTACAGCACCGACCCGTCTGCGAAGAACAGGTAGGCCGGGGTATCTCCGATATTACTTGTCGCGGCGAATTGCACGAACGTTTCGTTGCCGGACGTCAGGCCCGAAAATATCTGCGTGTGCGTCAAATCCGTTTCCACCCGGAAGACCGCATCACCGCTTACAATGAACAACGCGTCGCTAAAAACGCCCGACTGCGAGTATTCACCGCGCACGGGGCCGTCGCCGATATATACGAGGCGCTTCAACCCCATGCGGGCCAAAAGCGCGACTTGCTGCGTAGTGAGGGACGGGTTCTGCTCGAACAGCCGGTTGCGCAGAATAATCCGCGCCTCTTCAGCTACTGAGCGAAACCAATCGCCCCGGCTAAGTGGAACATCAACCATGTTAGCTCATCCATCCCCACTGGCCGCGCCAGTTTCCAGCATAGAAGTATTGCTGATTCGGATCGCTCAGCCGCAGCACGCCCTGCTGCGCGGGCATTGCGCGCTTCTGGCGGTAGGTTGAAGCGAGCTGATCCTTCATTTCAGCAAGACGTGCGATGCTCTGGTCGTTCAAGCTGCGACCATAGCGCGGGTTAAGCCGACCGGCCAAACTGATGATGAAGTAGTCATCGAAGTCGGACGGAAACGGCATTTCGTCACCAAGCGCCAGCGTATCGGTCAAAAACCAGTTGGCGTTCGGCGCGTCATAAATCCAGGTCTTGTTCACGCCGTCGGTGTTCATTACGACGGAATCCACGCCTTCAATCAGCCGACCGTTGCCGTCAAGCGTAACGGGGTAGGTGCCGCAGACCCCCTGCACGTCGATGAACTGCATCCGCGCCCGATCGTAGGGGCGGTTGGGAAAATAAATGGTCTGGCTGATAATATCGTTGAACAGAATGCGGCTCTGTGGAATGGGGTACTGCCAGCGCAGCGCCGTCCACGAATAGTTCGGATACCGCTGACCCTCGTAGCCAACCATCCAGTCTTGGAAATTCTCGCCAACGTCGTTGCCATACACCGAAGTCACCAAGCTGGAAAGCCTGCGCATGGCCTCGGCTTGCTGAACCGTCGAAGGCGCAGCATTTATCGAGATAATGTTGGACTCCCGGTAGGCGTCCAGAATGATGTCGGTGGTGCTAGTCATTGGCGAGAATCCCTAGTTAGTCGTGTGCGCCCTGCACGCTCTGCAGAAGCAGATCGTAAAGCCGCTGCTTGGACCAGTTCGGCTGCCACTGGCCGTCGAGCGGGCCAATGCCCTTGAGCCGGGCAATGATCACGTCCTTGTCCATCTCGTCGATGGGCGGAAGCAGAACGGGATCGCTGCTCAGCGTGTCCTGCGTCTCATCCGAAACGTAGGTACCGTCGCCGCGCTCGAGCTTTTCCTGCTCATTCGGGTCGTGGTCTTCATCTTCGTCCTCGTCACCCCCCGTGAGCTCAGACTCCGACGCCGCCACAGCCTCCTCGTAGAACGGAATGTCGGACTTGGCGTTTTTGTCGCCGACCTTGCTCGGATGGTCATGCCAGCCTTCCGGCACTTCCAGGGGACTGTTGAACTCAGCCGACTGACCATCCGGGCCGTACCAGACCGAAGGCCAGCGCTTCGCGTATTCCGGGTCGTTGTTGAGATCCTTCACGGTATCACTCCTTGCTGATGCTGGGAATCTTCAAATCGGTCATAGCAGCGCCTTCCCAGCACGACACGCCCCAATGACCAAACGTGATATCCATGCGCGCGTAGACGGGGATGCCCGCCCGGCGTGCCAACATGCAGAACGAAACGTCCTCGCCGTACTCCACATCGTTTTCAACGATGTGGCGGAAAGGATACTTCGTGATGGCGTTGATTTTCATCGCAGCTTCACGTGTAATCTTCAGAAAGCCGCCCGGCACGACTTCAACTTCACCCACGGGGCCGGAAACGGGCGTCGGCCAGAAGGGGTAGCTGGGATCGCCGCCCTGCTTGTGCCGATACACACCGCCGACAATGTCGCCGGGCGTTTCGATCAGTTTGATGATAGCCCCGGCTTCCCAGAACAAGTCACTGTCAATGAATACCATGACGTCCCAGATGGGCTGCTCAACAAACTGTTCGAAAAGTTTGTTGCGATTGAAGGTGATGAGGCCGCCGTCTTCGAATACCGGCGGCGACAACACATGGTCTGTCTTCGTCGCCAACATACAGTCGCGAGCGATGCATGTGGCGAACGACGCCATGACATTTTGCTGATAACAGCATGAGGCGACGAAGACATTCATGTTAGCTGGCCTTCATCAAGCCAGCGTTGATCAGGCAGGCAATGATCGCATCCTGCTTGACCTGCATCGGCGCAATGACGGCGACGATGCTGGCGGCGGTCGTGTATGCGCCGGTCGTGGCGGGCGTGCCGTTGGTGGTCACGTTGGTCGCCTGATGAGCAGGCTGCATGACCTTGATCGGCGACGCGCCGTTGTCGAAAACCTTAGCGGTCACAGCCGTAAGGTTTGAAGGGTTGTTTGACATCGTAACCTCGTAGACTACAGAAACGAAAAAGACCGGGGCCGAAGCCCCGATCAAGCGAAGTTATGCGCCGGTGCCGCTGACGCGCACACCGAGTCGGCGGTCGACCGTGGTAACGCCGTAGAGAACGTCCCAGCGATGGAGGTGAACGTCGTTCACACCGTCCGACGTCTGCCAGTAGCGGATGCTGATGCCGGTGTCGGGATCGGTCGCATACGCATACTCGCCGGTACGCGGACGCACCAGCTTGGCGAACGCCAGCGTGATCGCGGACTTGTGGAAGACCGCGTTCTGGCGATAGTTGGTCGACGCCGCACCGACCCACGTCACGGCCATGCCGTCCGTCGGGGCACGGTTGACCGTCTGATACGCGCCCGAAACGATGATCGGGTTGGCGATGCGAACGGTGGCCTGCGTGCCGACAACGGTGACGTCCTCCAGGACCACGAACTGCTGGAGATAATCCAGCGTGGCCTTGGTACGCGGGTTGACCGCGCAGACACCGGTAGCGACGTCCGAACCGATCGTGAAGACTTCACCCTTCTTGATCGTGTTGCCGTTGGTCAGACCCTTCAGGTCGAGTTCCTGCTCGTAGGAATCAGCCACGTCAACGTAATTGACGTTCTGGCCGTTGCCGTCGATCAGGGCCGCGCCCGAGGTCGTGCGGGTGCCGGTAACGAGGTTCACGACCGACTGCGTCATGTACGGCTGGACGCTGCCGAGGACAGGCAGCTTGGCGCGCTGCAAGGCCGTGCGGTTGACGTCGTTGTCGAAGTATGACGCGTTCGTGAAGAACCCTGCGGTCGCCCAATAGTCGCGCGTGGAGAGAACACCGTTGCGGCTGTTGCCGGGCACGGCCTTGTCGTCCAGACGCTCCGGCCCCTTGAAGAAGTCGACCGGGCTGTTGATGGTCTCGCCGGGAGTGCCCACCCAATCGGGGAACTCCATGACGCCGGCCATGAGGTCCGAGTCGATTTCCTGGGCGAGCGTAGCCGCCTTGGAATTCATGATCTCGTTCTTCAGAAGCTCGTCGACCGTCAGGGTCTCTTCGACCGAGGTGAACTCGATGTCGATACCCTTCTGCATGTCGAGCTTGACCGGGGCTTCGCCGACGATGACGTCCTGCACCTGCGCCACGCGACCATTGCGGATCACGAACTGCGGGGGCCGCTTGACGTAGACGGTGTCGCCGACCTTCTTGAACATGTCGTTATATTCGGTGGTCACCAGACGGCCCATGACCAAGTTGTTCTTGAGCAACTTGAGCATGGTGTTGGCGAACACCTTCGGAGTAAGAAGAACGTTTGACATTGTGTGGGGCCTCCTTTGCGCCCCTAGCTCTTGATGCCGAGTTTCGCATCAGCCATACGGTCGAACGCTGCAAAGTCGTCCGTATCGGCTGGCGTCTCGTGCCTGACTCCCCCGCCGCCAACGCGCCTCTTCGGCGGCTCGGGAGCCTTGGATACGATGCGCGGGGCAGGCTTCCCCTCGTTACCAGCGCCGCCTTCGTACTTGGCGAGCTTGGTCTCGAGCTCCTTGATCCGCGCGTTGCTTGCGAAGTCCTGTTCAAGTTTGCCGAATTCACGGGCTTGTTCCAGGGGCGAGAGCTTGCTGATGCGCTCAGACTCGGCCGGATTCGTGGCCAGCTTGTGTGCAATGTGCATCCCGTACTCGGAATCCTTGATGCCGACGGCGATGACAGGAGGGCAATGCCACTTCTGTTCCTTCGCCCCCTTCACCACGACTTCCTCGTAGTCAGGAAACTCCGCCGCGTGCTTGGCCTGCGTGGCCGACCACTTGGCGTCGAGCGCCGCCGCTTCTGACTTGAAGCGTGCTTCAGCTTGCTGAGTCAATACCTCAGCCTTGGCCTCGAACTTCGCGAGATCGCGAATGTAATCGAGGTCATTCTCGCCATATTGATATTTCGAGGGGTCCGGCTCCTCAGGCAGCTGGTTTTCCTCACCGGAGGCGTCCGGTACGTAACCAAGCTCCTCAGCGCGACGTCGCCATTTGTCAGCTTCCCGCTCATGATGGCGGGCGTCGGCGGTCAGTTCGTCGATCCTTTGCTGCGCACGGTTCTTCTTCGAAGAGTTTTCTTCTCTGGAGGCACCGCCTTCGCCTTCTTCCGAATCTCCCTCCGTTCCGCCTTCGTCAGCGGTAGAAGAGGAATTGTCGTCGTCGGCGTTGTTGGCGTCTCCATCGTCGTTACCCTCGTCCGAGCCTTCCCCCTCATTGCCGGTGGAGGAATCCGAACCGTCGTCAGGTGCGGGCGTGATCTCCTGCCCGAACTCCTTTTCCAGCTTCTGAGCGGTTGTCAGCCCCGCATCAGGGTCGCTGTCGTTGCCGGTGCCCTGACCTTCAGCACCAGAGGAGCCTTCATTGCCGCCGCCCGTGGCATCGTGGTCGGGCGCTCGCATATAGCGGCCCCGCGCACGTTCCATGGGAGTCATGACGCCAAGAAGAAGTTTTGACTTGAGTTTCATTTGCGCGTGCCTTTCTTCGGTCGCGAGCCGCCTGCGGAGCGGGAGCCGCCTACCCGGTTGTTGGAGTCATTAGCTGGCGCGGGCGGGTTCGCCAACTGATGAATTTCGACCGCGCGCTCGGCGCGATGATATTGAATTTCGCGTGCCGCTATGATAGCCTCGGCCTCAGCCTTGTCAGCATTCGCCTTGGCGGCGCGGGCATCGGCCTCGGCCTTGTCCGCCTGCGCCTGCGCGACGCGCACTTCGGCATCGTTTACGGCGTTGCCGGTCTGCGCCTGGATGGCTTCGGCCTGCGCCTTGGCGGCCTCGGCTTCGGCCTTGGCCAGTTCAGCCTCGGCCTGCTTTATCTGAAGCTGCATCTGCATCTGCGCAAGCTGCGCCTGCATCTGCTGCGCTTCTGCGGCCTGCTGCTCTTCAGGCGAAGGCTGGTACGGCTGACCGCTGGACTCGGCTTCAGCCTGCTTCTTCTTTTTCTCTTCCTGCTGCGCAGCGGGGAGCACGTCCTTCAGGCGATCAGCGATGCGCTGGCCGCCCGGAATGTCCTGCGTTTCCATGATAACGTCGCCCGCGACTTCAAACAGCGCCGGATTGACCTTGGCCATTTCAAGCAGAAGTTCAGCGCCCTCCTGGCGCATGGTCGTGTAGGACGGGCCGGTCGTTATCTCAACGTCGTACTTGCCTTCAACGATATTGGGCGAGTCGGCATCATTCGGATCGTTGATCTTCACGTACTGCTTGGCGTCATCCGCGCCCACGGTACGCACGACGCGAACCGTATCGTACGCAAGGCTTATCATTTCGTTTGCGACCGCGCCGCCTTCCTTGATAGCAAGGTTCACGTGGTCGTGGTACGTGATGGTCGCCACGTCACCTTCACGCTGGCGGGCCATGATAGCCTTACCGCTCACTTCATTGGAGCGAATGCCGAGGGAGGCGTCGTGCAGGCCCGTGACGTCCTTGATGTCTTGGGCGTTCATGTTGGATTCGTTGATGATGGCCGCGTCCAGCGGGGCCGGGTCAACGCGCTCGGGCTTGTTCTTGCCGGTGTTGTAGACAAGCAGCGGGTCGCCGCTCAGATGCGCGTCGCGGAAGTCCTGCTCACGGCCCTTGACCGACGCGTGATCAGCGATCCACTGTGCGCGCGGAGCCATAGCCAGCTTTTCAGCAACCACCGAACGCCAGTAATTGCGCAGAAGACTGGGATCACGAGCCCAACGAACAAGGCCAAAGCGATACTGCTTAAGACCAACGCGACCAACACGTCCTGAAACCTTGATGATCGGGAGGCGCGAAAGAGGTAGCTCATAAGGTCCCTCCAAAATGGTGAAGGAAGTCACCAACCACCGCTGCGCATAGGTGCGCGTGGACTCGCGCACGTAGGCTTCATTGGTGTCGGGGTTGACGTACAGACGGTCCATGTACGTCGATTCGTCCTTGCCGGTGACGTCCTCCACCTGCCCGTCAGCCATGAGCGCGAACTTGGCCGGTTTCTCAATCAGCTTCCAGTACGCAACCAGCTTGACGTCGTTGCCGTCGACCCACGAACCGAAATTCGCGAATCGAATGTTCGGCATGTCAAAGTCGAGCATGAAGCTGTCAGGAATGGGGTTGTTCGGCCACTCCTTCTCGTATTGCGTGCGGTCGATGATCTCTTCGACGTAGCAGTGCTTCGCGTCCTTGCCGGTGGGGTCGCGACTGAAGCGGTCCCAGACCACGGCAAATGGATTGGGCAGCGACCGGAAGAAAATGTCCTGCTGAAACACGTCGTTCTTCGAGCGTTCAAGCGTAACTTCGAAGTTCGACACGCCAGCGCCGACCTGATCTTCGCAGCATTGGTTGATGATAATTTCAGCATCCGAGAAATTCCAGATGCTTTTCAGCAGCCCGGACCGTACTTCAGCCGCCTTGACGAACTCCTGGCGGTCTGGCACGACCTTGATGGAGGTTTCGTTCAGGCGGCGGTCGCCAACGACCTGCCCAATGAACTGCGGAAGCGTGTTGATCGTAAGACAGGGGCGGCCCTCGCGCTCGCGGTCGGCGCGGGTCTTGGCGTCCCACTGGTCAACGTAAATGAACCGCAGGTCCTCCATCGCTTGCTCGACATTATGCCGATCAGCGTTGAAATCCAGCGTATATTCACGCAACATTTCCGAAAGGAACTCAGCTTGGCTCTTGTAGCCGTCGGGGATGATCTGATCTTCGGCCGGGCCGTCGTCGTCCTTGGTGCGCGGCTGACCCATGCCCGAGTCTAGATCGGCCTCCTTGCCGCGACCGCCGACGGGAAACGCCGCGCCCTCAGTCTGCTGCCCGGCTGCGGGCAGCTTGCCACCCTTACTCGTCGGTTGCCGCGCCATTGTCTTCCCCTTCTGCATCATACGGATCGTGCACGGCTGATTCGATGCGTGCTATCTCGGCTTTGATGGCCTCCACATTTTCGTGGAAATTGGCCTTAGCCTTCACCAAGCCGTCGACCGGATCGATGGCCGTGCGCGCCGCCAGCTTGGCTTTGAGCGCCTGCAACCGCGCGTTTACCGGGACATCCATCCGTTGGGCCTCCTGAACTTCTGCATTTTTGCGGACGAGCTCTTCTGTCTTTCGACAGAAGCGGGCGCGGCCGAACTATCATATACCACGCTGGCAAACGTCAAGGCAATAGCGTCCCAATCGTCCGGGCTACGGACCTTTCTTGCCTTCATCTGCTCTTTTGACTCAAGCACGAGATGCTGCGTGCGCAAGTCGTGCCTGTAGCCGGGGGCACAGGCGTCGCTTTGAATGCTGCCTTCGTCGGGAATATCGGCCCCGCCCGGCTGCTTCAGCCAGTCATTGGAGCGCTTCCACATTTCAGCACGCCGGTTCTTCGGGCCGGGGATGACGGTCTCGGTGCCGTTGTCGTCGAATACCGACTCATACGGCTCTTCCGGCTCACCACCGAAATTCACGAGCTCCATGATGTCGGAATACAGCCGACCGTCGGGCGTTTCACCGAACGAGCAGACGATATCGTAAATCTGCGCACCGCCACCGCCCGCGTCAATGAACACCTTGGCCGGTTTATCCCGATCAATTGCGCCCTTGATCCACTGCGCCGCCTCAGTTGTCTCAACCTTGTCGCGCCGCTCCAGCTTTGTGACCTTGCGCCCGCGCCGCCACGCGATAACGAACCTGTCCTTGCCGAACCGGCTGGGGTCAACGCCAAGCACAAGGGGGCCGACCCCCTCTAGCGTATTCTTCCGCGCCCGCAGCACGTCGATCGGCTTGATGTAGCTGTCGTGCCCGGTCGTCTGGAAAGCCTCGTCAGCCGTGCCGGGGTACTCCTGCATGAACTTGACGTGGCCAATCGCGTGAATCTTGTTGCGCCGCCACGCCATCTGCCAGTCGTCAAGGTTATGAAGCTCGGCGTACTCGACTTCTGTCATGGTTTCGTCGGCGTGCTGCTTCTCATTGAACAGCGTGAAGCCCTCCGGCGGCCTGCGCCGATAGCCGGGGTCCCAGAACCACGGCACGAAAATGGCGATGTAGTCGCCAACGCCCGCCTCGGCCTTCTGCCAGCGCTCATAGAACTCGCCGATAATACCGTTGGCCGTAGATTCCAGAATGATCTCGGTACCTTCCTCGTCCGGCACGCCCTCGACTACGCCGCTGAATTGCTCAGTGTCGTTGGGCCAGAAGGCAACCTCCGAACCATGGAACAGCTGAATGGTGCGCGACCGCCCGCCCGCCTTCACGCCTGCGGTGCCGACCTGATAGCCGCCGTCCAAACGCGGGAAGCTGAGCTCCTTGGCATTCGACTTGCCGACCGTCGGCTTCAAGGGGTTGTTGTCATGATAGCGCTGCGCCATGGAAAACAGATTTTCCGTAGCGCTCATCTCGTGCGTCAGAATATAGACGCCGATGCCCCTGAAAAGCGACACCCTATGATAGAATCGCCCGCTGATGTACGTCGACGCGCCCTGCTGACGGCCCTTCAGGATCATGGCCCGAACCTTGCCGGTCCGCTCGCGCTGCTCCTCCAGCCGCTGGTGAATGTATTCCTGCGCCTTGTTCAGGATAAGGGGGCGGGTCGTGCCAGCCTTGGTCTTGATCTTGAGGCACTCTGGAGCGAACTGTGTGAAGTCGCCCCGCAGCCGTGCGATGCGCTCCAGAACTTCCTTGGAAATCTGCGTTGCCACTTACCTCTCCTGTGAATCTAGCTGCGCGATGACGTCTTCGATACCACCCCCACCACCACCGCCCCCACCATCACCGATCGTTCGGGGGATGCAAATTCGCGCCCAGATGGCGTAGAATTCCTTGGGATAGCGCTTGCCCCACGCAACGAGGCCCGCCGTGCCGCCAAGATCAGCGAATGCCTGCGCGAACATCTGCTTGAGCTCTTCTGGGTTGGGGACTCCATTGAACATGGCCGGGTCAACGTCCCAAGGCCCGCCCGTTGCCGCAGCGCCGCCCCCGCTCGCAGCCGACGGCTCCTCATATACTTCTCCCCGCTCGGCAGCTGCCTTTTTCGCCCGGCGGAGCGCACGACGCTCGTTGCGGCGCTGGCGCTTGAGCTCTTCCTCAGCATCCTTGCCTTTCGGTAGTGGCTTTCGCGTTCTCATTCAGCTTCTCCAGGTTTGTTCAGCCCACATAGTTTACTCAGTTTTCTTGGTGGGCTTGGTTTCTCCGCCTTCTCAAAATTTTTCATATAGTATTTCTGTCGGGGTACCCGTCGTCGTGGCCGCAACCGCGCCACTTAACCCCCACCCCCGGAGTCACGGAGTCCCTCAGACACTCAACCGCGAAGTCTCTCCGCCCCCTCGTTAATCATATTCGTTAGCCCTCTTCGTTAACGAATTCACCAAGCACCAATCGTCGTCAGCGACACACAGCCACACAATGACTCAGCGCACGAAGCCACGAGGATTCTCCGTGAACTCAGTCTTCATGGCCGGTTTCATTTCTCAGCTGCTCAGTGCGCCCCGTTTCTCTGGAGGTCATTCTAGCGTGGTTAACGGGGATGAACAAGCCGTCGTTGATTTTGGGCCAGCGCCGTTTCAGGGAAACTCTCGGTTTTGCCGGAGCCAGCGGAGTATTTGAGCAACCTGAAACAAACCTGAAACGGTTTCTGAAACACTGCTGAAAGCCTCAGAAAACGGAGAAATTCACATACTCTACGTTTCTTGTTTCACTTTATTTACTATATAGAAGGGAAAAAGTAGTTAATTTAGCAATAACTATAACAGTTTGTTGATAACCATAAATTAAGCTATTTTGCCAGCCGCTATAGGGTACGCAAACCTGAAACGCCTCCGGAACTCCTCGGTTTTTGGAGACGTTTCAGTGCAACGGCGGTTTCACTTTTTACTCCGGAGAAAGGTTTTAGTCTATGCCACGCAAGGTAGAACGGCGCTACGTAGAGCCGGAAGAGGAGCGGTTGAACCGTGAGATATACACCCCGGTAACGGTCGGCAGGCCCCCGAATACGGCCCCGCGCGCTGGGAGCGTAGTAGTGACGCTGGCTCTGATTCGGCAGTGCTGGCAAGCCATGGTGCAGGCCGGTGAAACGCTTGAAGCCGGTCCAGCGCGCAAGGCAATATTGGACGCCTTGGGAGCGCTGCACACACGAATCGGACCCGCCGTGGATAGTGACGAACCCGTGTCCAAGCGCGGGCCGGGCAGGCCGGGCGGTGACTACGTTGTGCGTTGGCCTGACGGAACCACGGAGACGCACAGCACCGTGGCCAGCGCGGCGGCGGCGATCGGCATTACCAAGGGGTCGTTGGCCGTGTCCCTTACGAATGGGAAGGGCCACGCCTCCCGCCGCCTTTACGATAAGGAAGCGCGTGCGCACTTCCATGTCCGCGTGACGCGCGTTGCAAAAGGCGTGCTACAGTCTGACGATGTACCATCTTGATACGATATCGCGAAAACACCGAGCGGGGAGAAGCGGGTATCGAATTCTACCTGTCCGACTGTAGTCCCGATTAAAATCGTTTCTAGCCGATGACCGAAAATAGTTCAGAAAAGAGGGTTAAGAGTCTAGGACATTACCGAGTTTCCTCAGTATCATAGGCGCAGCCTTTCAGGCGCAGCCTTTCAGGCGCAGC